TATCAGATATGAAATCATTGCTAATTCCATTGACCTGCTTTGCTCTTATGCCATTAGACATTTACTGCCCCCAATATCCGTTTTGTCTCATCTATCCCTTTTGCTAAGTATAGATCATTTAGATCCATTCCAGCAGGTAAGACACAGATAGTAGAGTTAATAATTTCTGATGCTACTCTCCTTGAAAACTCAGCTCCAGGATTAGAACCATCTTCTTTAACATCATTATCACCTATGATTAACACTTGTCCATATCCATTTAACATCTTTGCATAGTGTGGTTTCCAAGCAGCAACACCCGGCACACCAACAGCAGGTATACCTAAAGCACCAGTAGATATGATTGCATCTAACTCACCCTCACATACTGCAATAGTATCTTTCAATTCTAATAGAGCAGAGACATTAAACAGATGAGTCTTCTGACCTATAGCCATACCATACTTAGGTTTACCTTCATCTAATCTTCTAAACTTAAAGCCAACACACATACCAAGAGCAGTAAAGTAGGGTATAGATAACCAACCAGCATAACCCTGATGCTCAGGGATTGGATCAGTTACTGTACCTAAAGTAAAAGACTCAGCTATCTCTTTAGATATGCCACGTTCTTTTAGAAAGGTTGCGGTTGCTACGTTTAGACCCTCCTGGTAACGCGAAGCCGCCTGCAGATACAATTTCAATTGCTCTTGCGAGAGCATCTTTAAACCCCAAACTTTCTTTTTCCATTACAACATTGATAGTGTTTCCACCCTTACCGCAGGTATGACAAAAGTATAGGTTCTCCACTGTGTTCATCACTGCTGACTTGCGAGAGTCATCGTGCATTACACACCTAACTGAGCTTGCTCTACCTTCTCTTACTTCTCCACCATAGAACTGTACTACTAATCCGATTGGGATTGATTTTGCATCGCTGTCTTTTCTGCCAGACTTTCTACTTCTGGACCAGTCTTGTCCTGGCATTGCTCTGCCTCGCTCTTCTCTAGGCCTTGCATTATTTTAGTTGTTGTTATCTTTCCGCTTGGTACTGGCATTAGTTTTCTCCCTTAGTGATATCGCTATGTCTACTACCTTTTCTGATTCAGATTTTGTTGTAGAATCTTTTTGAACTGACAAATATGCAAGGTGATATTCACCTGATTCAAAATGTTTTTTTAATAAACTAACAAGACCCTTCTCATTAGTTCCACTTATTTTCATACCACAGTGGCAAGCCATATTATACTCTGGTGGTCTATCAATCATTCTCTCTCCTTAAACTTTGCTAGATATGTTCCAGTTTCTTTACCAACTATACACTCTGTTATCCCTTTGAAGGTTTCCCAGACTTTTATATTATCCCAGTCATCAACAATATGTGTCTCGTGGATATTACCAAACCATTCACCTTGTGGATAATGGATGATAGGTAATGAGATGATTCCATACTTACATCCCTTACTAGCCACATCCCATACTTTTATAGCCTCTTCTTTGGTCATATGTTCAAGCACATCACCAAAGATAATTAGATCAGCCGTTAGGCTACTGTAACTTCTAACATCCTTAACCCATACTTCATCATATAACTCTTTTAATTTGTACTCATCTATATAGTTATTAAATATTTCTATTGCAACATAATGAGATGGAATATGAGGCTTTAATAGTTTGACATAGGTTCCAGCACCAGCGCCTACATCTATAATTGTTTTAGGTTGTAGTTGTTTAACCTTATCAATAACCCACTGCTGATTCTCAGGATTACTCCAAGGCATTATTCTTTCTCCTCTAACCACTGTTGTAGATCCTGTATTACCCAAGCCTGTTCTATACCAGCGTTACGTCTTTTAACTACCACATAAGATAGTGGTGCTGGTGTGATACCTCTAGCACTAGCATAGTTTTGTGTCTCTGCTACTGCTTCTCTCCAGAACTGAGGTAGATCCATTGACTTTGTATTCTTTAACTCTAAGATAAAAGTTTCTCCAGCTATAATAACTACTAGATCACCCTCATCTTTCTGTCCTGATAAGCGTAAGCGTTCAGCATTAACACCCTTAGATCTAAACCACTTCATAACATCTAGTTCAAAAGATGCACCTTTGCGCTTATTCTTAGCGGACATATTCTAAACTCGCATCTCTCCTGTGCATACGACCATACTCATTAGCATCCCATATCTGACAAGATCCATAGTTCACAAACAAAGATATATAATCCTTACCATCAGCAGTATGTTTACCAAAACGATTCTTAACTGCAGCAACCCTTAGTAGATTCTGTACAGGTTCATAACCTAAAGTTAGAATCATTGCCGGTAGTTGCGATACCTTACCGTGAATAGATCTACGAGCAGGTGGTTCAGTAGTAGAACCATACTCACTCTGTTCGCTGACGTGGTGAAGAACCATTACACAAGCCTCAGTCTGTCTAGCCATATCGTGCAGATCCACCATAATAGCTCTCAGTCCTGCCCACTCATTGTCTGATTCAGATACCACATTCATTAAGTTATCTATCACAATCAACTCAGGTGCTATGCCATACAGTTCTATATAAGCCTTGATCTCCAACTCAATATCATCTAGTGATGGTGATGAATCAAAGACCCACTGTATATTCTTAACACCTTCAAACTTAGTATCGTAGTACTTAGAGTTCTTATTAAGATTCTCTTCTACTAAAGTCTGATTATGACCTGAGATATGCGCTGCAGTTCTCATCATTACTGTTGCGATATCAGTATCAGCAGAGAAGAAGAGTGTTGGAACATTAGCCTTGATCGCATAGATCAAAGCAAACATAGACTTACCAGCATTTGGAGCAGCAGCAACCATACAGACTTGACCTCTTCTAAACCTGATCTGTTTGTTTTCAAGATCTTTCCAGACATCAGGCAAAGGGGTAGCCTTTGTTGTTGTACTCTTCCAAGCTCTTTGTAAGTTAAGCAACGTCTTCTTCTCTTAGGATAATGTTTCTTTGTCTACGAATTACTTTGCGATCTGTATCAGATAGACCGCCCCATATTCCGTATCGTTCTTTTTGTATGCCCCACTCTGCACATTCTTGCTGGTGGGGACATAACTTGCAGACATTTCTAACCTGTCTTATTACGGATAGATCTTCTCCTCGTTCGGGAAAGAACAAATCTAATGAGATCTGAGCACAAGAGGGGTTCTCAAATTGACGAGGCCCCCGCATCTGCTATCTAATCCAGACTGTATCGCACTTATCAGTTGCACCTTTAGGTGCAGCGCACATCCAACCCTTCCAAGGACCTTTAGTACCTTGTCCTGATCTAAAGCTCATAGACCCGTGCTTACAATCAGGAGCATCACCAGTAGGTGAGGCAACTGCTGTTGCACCTAATGCCTTCTTAGCATAAGCAATTGCTCCGCTTGCTGGTTGTGCAGTAGCACCAAGAGTGGTACCAGTTGTAGTAATTAATGATGATAGATCAGCGATAGATGTTAGAGATGACTCTAACTCAGCCTGACTTATAGCGTACAGATTTACTAATGTTCCATCAGCTAACTTGTAGTTGATCTGAAACTTAGTTGACTCAGGTGCAGCCATTTATTTTCCTCCAGTTTTTATATTTAATCTAGCAAAGGGTTGTCCCTCTACCTTTGGTATAAAGCCTAGTAGTTTTTCTACTTCGGCTGTATTAACTGTAGATCTACCAGCAACAGTAGTCCAGGTTATCTGAACACCACTAGCAGTCTCTCCAGTTAAACCTTCAAACGCGGTTCGTAATGAATCCCGCTTCTCACTTAATTCTTTTATCTGTTGATCAAGTTGTAAGTACATCAAGGCCGAGTGATCAACACCGCTATCTTCAATAACAGGTAGCTCAGCCTTGATATGTTCTTTTTTTAAACCACTGCAACCAATTTCTCCTGTTGCATCAAAGTACTTGCAATAGGACTTGCAATAGTTTTGATCTCTCTCAGGATCCGGTGCTTCTGTAGATTCCTTAATTGCGCTTAACCAATTAAGAGCCTCTTCAGCAATGCTTGGATCATATGGTTCTGAGTGGACAACTACATCCCTCTCATCTCCATCTCTAGCTATGGCTACAAGGTTAACAGTTCTAGGCTTCCCCTTCCCAGACTTGTCTAACAAGTAGCCATAAACTTGTACCTGCCAACGTTGTTGACTGGATGGAAAGTAAGAAAGGTTTTGTTTCTTAACTGTCTTCCAATCTATAACATCGCCAGTCTCTGGAATGAAAAGATCTATATGAGCTTTCATCCCAGAATACTCTACATCAGTTTCAACCCAGTACTTCTCACCCTTTGGGTCAACTGTTCTAATTGCATCTTCAATACTAGCGTGGATAGCAGTACCCATAATCGCTGCTAACTTTAATTCATTCTCATTAGTTTCAGGTTGATCGTTAAGACGATACCAAACCTTACGCCGGCAGCCACCTAACTCTGATGGACCTACCTGAGTTTGTTTAGATCTAGATCTACCAGCATCTTTAGCTCGTAGAACATCAATCAATAATTGTTTTGGATCGCTCATAGTTCTAACCTAATCATCCATTCTAAAATAAACTTATACATTTCTAAGTCTAATAGATACCACTGTAATTGCCAATATATATCTAACATTATTTTACCTTCCTCTTTTGTACCGCTATCTGTATTGGTGGACAGGTATTAATATCCAGTAATGATGCCACCTCAACAGCTTTCTGTGCAAGTTCTGCTGCCTCATCTCTTACTAGAAACTTATCGCTTTGCTTGTGATACATATACCCAAGAGCAAACTGACCACCTGAACCTATGCCATAGTAATTTGCTTCAGATTGTATAAAGGACATATCAGATGCGATATGAAATATAACTCCATTAAATGCTATTAGATAATCAAAGCCAGCATCTTTATCTTTCTCATTATCATTCCAAGCATAGCCATTATCAGTGAAGGTCTTAATGATAGAAGGAATAATCCTCTTACCCATAAACTGTACTGGATCATAACTAACTTTATAACTTGGTGGATTCCAATTGTAAGTAAGGATATCTCCTGGTCTTGTATCACCAGTAATTGCTAATAGATACTGACCCTTCTCAATTATCTTCGGGGTCTTTAAAGATATAGTTCTAAGATTATCTTCAGTGATTTGTGAGTCTGCAGCTAATATGCAGAAGTCTCTACCTTGAACGCCAACAACAGTTGTCAACTTAACTCCTATCTCTTATGGATAATAATACCACCAATAAATTAAAAGTGTAAGAGGAAAGATAAATAAGACACGCCGCGTAATAACCTCTATAGTGGGTTCGGAATGTGTACAATACGAGCCATAGGCGAGTAAAACGGCAACCCTTGCGGGTTGCATAAGCAAGGGTACTCTATGTTCCGTCTACCAAGGCTGTCAAAAAATAGGGAAAAACTCCCTCCAAAATTTGGCACCGATTTAAGAGACCTCGGTCCTCTTCACGCCTGTCCTTGTGGCTCTATGACCTTTACAATTATGGCATCCTTCTACGATTATGAACTGTCCTGGTACCACCTTGACGGTGAGTGTGCTAACTGCGGTAACTTAGTATTAGTTCCAACACCACTAGATAAGCCAGAGTAACAAACACTTACTTACGTTTAACGAGTTGAGCCATTTTGTTTAGGCTACCCATACATTATCCCTACCCG